TGACTCCAAAAGAAATCATATCCTTTCCCTCCTCACGTAAGAACGAGAGGGGACTTCGAAAGAAGGTCAGCGCCCGTCGCCCCATGGGGGGTACGGATCGCCAACGGTTCTTACTGAAGAATGTTGAGTTTGAGGCAACTCAGCAGCCTTCAACGTTGAGCGTGTCACAGTTCTGGAACGAATGCGACAAAGCTCTTGTAGACACCTTTTATCTAAAGGGGGTTTATGTGGGTCGTGTGCTTGTTAAGAAGTGTCCTGTCTCCGATGTATCTGAGTTGGTGGATGGTCTGAAGTCATGGGTGGCCTATTGGCTTCCCCATGTACTGAAAGACGATACACCACCCCAGTTCTTCTCTAATCCATACGAAATCCTCGATAGTGCCTTTCGGCGCTATTGGAGAAATCGGATGACATCAAAGAGGAGTCGGAAGCGGAACATGGAATTAGCGGGTCTCATGCTCTACAGCAAGAGATTGTTTCCTAAACTACCAGAATCTATCGTGGAACAGAAAATAGAAAAGTATCTGGACGGACTATCTCGTCCGTTACCTGATAAGTATAATTGTTCACACCGTATCGAGGAAGAGATTCGTGTCTCGGTCCAGGAATTGGGGGAAGAAAGAATCGTTGCGGATTATACCGTTCCGTTTGCTCCTTCTACTAGTTCCTGTTTCGAGTCGAGTCGTGCGAATGGCGGTCTCCAGGGCTTTGTCCGGGAGAACGTCATGACGTCCGACTTTCGCGAAGACCATCCTTTTCTACGTAGTGTTGAGGAGTGTGAGGGGGAGGTTCTAAAGTTCTTTGACCCAGATCTTATGACCTGGGATGGAGTCTGGACGGATCTACTTAATCAACTACTCGATGTTGCGGAAGAAACTGAAGGTGGACAAGAATACTATGGGGCCCGAGTAGCCGGTATTCCCGAGCCTCTCAAGGTTCGTCTTGTTACACGCCAGTCCTGGATTCTGGGCCTTTTGGGTCCAATTCAGAAAGCGTGGCACAAACGAATGAGAGAGACAGAGGTTTACCAACTTATCGGAGGTGTTCCGGTCTCAGACGCCATTAAGGGTCTGGAACTGGAGCTCGGACAGAAAGTGGTTAGTGGGGACTATGCTGCTGCGACAGATGAAATCTTTCTTCGGTATACTAAGTATGCCGCGGAACAGATGTTGTCTGCCACAGATATCAAGCTACCTGCTCGCCTCATTCAGTTCGAACCTCTAATAAGGAGGATTGCTATCGAGAGCCTAACTAATATCAGGGTGACGGTGGGTCATCGGACGGTCCCTGTGACCAGGGGTCAGATGATGGGTCATATTCTATCTTTCCCTCTTCTATGTTTACTCAATCGATCCGCCAGTTGTTGTGCTATACCTCGTGAGAGGTTTATGCGTATCAACGGGGATGACGTCCTCTTTCCAGCTAATGATACAGAGTATTCGTTATGGAAGGCAAAGACTCGGAATGTAGGTCTCAAGTTTTCACTTGGGAAGAACTATTACTCCGAGCACTTGGCCCTCATTAATAGTGAATTCTTTATACCTGGTGGAAAGAACTGGACTCCAATGCGGGTTCCGAACCTGGGTCTCATG